GTCACCTTATTCCATAGCAGTCCACCCATCTCTCCAGCCAGTCCAAGCCATCCAAGTGGCCCCGGTACGGCTGACATGGCAGCTGCTGCGGCTAATTTATTTTGACCAGCCCTTCGATAATCATCTGCTGCTTTAACGCCCATAGAGGCACCCAAAAATGGAACTGCCCTTAATGCGGTTTTAGCCACCGGTTTTAGAAAATTCATCAACCCCTTCTTTCCTAAAACATTTTCGGCCAGCACCCCCCTCACATTTGGAGATAAATTATATTCATTAAAAGCACCAATTCTTGCAGCGTCCTCAAATCTTCCAGAACTTTCTAATGCTGATTTTAATTTATGCAATTCTACACTAAGTAATTGCAAATTTTCAGGATGATGCAACCCCCCATCGGCAAGTCTTATAATATGATCTACATTAAATTCACCCGTACGAATTTTTGCTGCATGAAAAAGCCCTTCTATTTCCGCCTTAAATGCCGGGAGATAGGTCTCCGCAGGAGTGGCGGCAAGTTTTCTAGCCTTTCTTAATACATTTTTTGCGGCTAACTTTTCTGGGGCAGGCTTATAAGACTTTTGATATGCTTGACCAGCCTCACCAGCCCTATACCTAGCGGATACTTCCTTTATTACGTCTGGACGCTCCACTCTATAGCGGCGCTGCTTTGCCGTATTCATGGCATTTGCCACTACGCTTTTATCTTTAGAAAGAAGTTTTGAAGATAAATCAGGATATAAATCTGCGTACTTTTCTGGGCTTAATGCTGTACTTTCTATTCCGCCATATTTTGAAACGGTACGAGTACTTACCTTGGCCCCTTCCCCTGATAATATTTTTACTACTTCATCTCTTGGAACATCAGCCTGTCTTAATGCCCATATCCTATCCTTAACCCACTTTGGTATGGCGGCCATCAGTTCACCAGTTCTGGGATTTCTGAGATATCAGATGTTCCGATTAAAGCCTCCAGTTCCCGTTGCAGTTCATCTGTGGATGCTGTTTCCACATGAGATATTTCCTGCTTGATCTTCTCTGTGGGTTTAAGACCGGCTCGATCCAACACATCCTTCACTGCGCCAAGACGTACGGACTCTGATTCCGCGCCTTGGACTAATTCATTCAGTTGGGCTAATGCTCCGGGTACACAGTCTTGGATCATCTTGCGCTGGCGCTCTTCGATCTCTTTAGCGAACTTGTTCTTGAGTTCATATCCCCTCTGTTTAGCATGGGAATACCCAGCCATTTCAGCGGCTCTGGCTGCTTTACCAGTCAGGCAATATTGTTCAATAAAGACTTCTTGCTTCTCTGTTCTCATTCCGTGTACCAATTATTGCTGCGGGGTAGCCATAGGACTCAACGTATCTTCCAGCCTTATAGGCTCTTGACGGTTCAGCGTATAAATGTGGGGCAGCTTTTTCTCTAACCTGTTTTATTCTTGACCCCTTTAGGTCGGCACGGACGGGTGGTAATACTTCCCCAACAGTATTTATTGACCATTTTGCCGGAGTATCGGAAACCCCCTTCCCAAGAATATTTTCAAAATTCATAACATCCATTACCACCAATCTCTCCTTAGCTCCCACATCTACCAATTTATCAAGCCATTTGAAAGGGCTACCAAATTTTACATGGTCATAGTTAAATAACAATGCCTTTCCAGTATCTGGATCAAATACCCATCTATGTGTCATGTGGGCTAAAAGCCGATCTGGAGTCTTAGAAACCCAACCGAAACTTACATACCCATCCCCTCTCTGTATATTCTTTTCAAGAAATGGGATATCATGCCTGACAGACTTATCGCTCTTACTCATCTCATTCTGTCTTTTCGCTTCCGCAATAATATTATTTTTAGTTATCGGGGTTCCATTATTATTTAAAATTCTAATCACTCCGGGGCTGGTATCAGAGCCAACAAGGGATACATACGGATTTTGCTGATACGGTATCCCCTCAACATACTTTATCTGTTTAGCATCCATAGCAGCATTTCTAACCCCAGCGCCACCATAAGGCTCTGTTGGCTTTCTAGCAAATTCAATATCTTCACCACCTATCTTGAGCCTGCCCTTCATATCGGATAGAATATGCTGTATTGCACCATCAGGAATATTTGATTTCAATACCCTGCCACCTATAATCTGTGGATTTGATTCCACAGCCGACATTTTTGCCTTCTGATAGTTAGGAAATAATTCATCCATAAAATCCTTTCCTAAACTTTTAAGCATGGGATGGTCAGGTCTATATATCTTTGCCTGAGCAACTACATTAGCCCACTGGTTCACATAATCATTAACAGTCTGCCTTCTGTGAAATTCCATTGTTTTACCGGTGGGGGCAAATATGGTGCCTCTTGGATGCCCGGTAAATTGATCCATAAGTTGCTCCAATCTCTTCAATTCTTTTGAAGCGATACTACTGATGCCTTTCTGCTCTGAGAGATACGCTGCCTTGGGTTTCAGAAAATTAGCAGCCTTAGTCTGGAAAAACTCTTTCGCCATCAAAGGTATTTGAAAGGCTCTTCCCATAGGGGTATACCAAGGAACCTCTGTACCACCTAATGGGTTCTCTCTCGTCCTACGCCCGTAAGTTTGCTGCCTGTTCAATCTTGGAGCCATAGCCATAGGATAAAACCCACCCTGACCAACGCTTGTAAGCCCTCTGGCAAACTTAGTAGGGCTGACTACGGTAGCACCCGTATAAGCCAATTGATCTGCTAGATTAGCCCAATATGGATGATCTCCGGGAACACCACGGCCAAACTGAATAGGGTTAATCAAGCCCATAGCAATCGGCCCAGCAGCCCCTGTACCCCTCCTGAGCCACTCATCGAATGCCTGACCACCCTTACCTACCGCTGCTTCGTATTCTTTCCCCAGTTCAGATTTAGGGGCTAACTTTTCAGCGGCTAATGCCCCAAGTTGTCCTGAAGTATGGGGGAAATCGGTTATATATGACTTTAAACCGGGATATTTCTCCATCTGCTCTGGAGAACCTCTTCCCATTATGGTTTCCAGCACACTACCGGGAAATCCGACAATAGAACCACCTAATCCACCCAGCATTTGCAATGCAACTTCGCCAAATGCCTTTAATTGCTGTGGACTTAGTGCAGTTTTTTCATCGTATATCGCCATTTGCTTATATTGATGTAAATTACCTATTGGTGAGCGGGGAGAATATTATATAATAAGAAAAAAATAGTGGGGGGTGCCGGGGTGCTTCCTTCTTTTGATCTTCTAAAGCGGTGCCTCAGTTCCCGGCAACGACTCTCTAAGATGTGGCCTCAAATTTGGCTGTAAATATGTGTTGCGTTACCACTATATGAGCAACGCCATACCGCGCAACGATTACACGCACTGCGATGCCTTGCGAGAGTGAATGTGTGTGGACTCACCACATTGTATTGCAGCAGGCAACCAGAGCAGATATACTCGGCACTCGTTCACACTGCAATGGGAGATAGAGACAATGCTAGACATACTAGCCTATGCTATCGGTACCCTATATCTAGTCGGTATAGTAGTGTTCATTCTGGTAGGCGTAATCAGCGGGTGGAAGCGATGATTGCCGGCAACGTAGCACTCACGCCGCGCAGCAACAACGAAAAGACCGGCAAGATTACGGTATCCACGTCAACAAAAGACTGGTGCCCGGATTCATGCCCACTCAAGAAACACGGCTGTTATGCCAAGCATGGTCACACTGGCATTCACTGGCGTCTAGTGACGTCCGGTGACCGTGGCACTGATTGGAATACGTTCGTTTCCAAGGTTGCCGCTATGCCGGAAAAAGACGGTATCTGGCGGCATGATGTTGCCGGTGATCTGCCGGCAGAAAATGGCATTATTGACGCTGGCATGATGCGGTCATTAATCCGGTCTAATCGTGGCAAGGGTGGCTTCACGTACACGCACCACAATCCGGTGGAAAATGCCGAGATTATCCTAGAATCTAATCACAACGGATTCACGGTCAATCTATCGTCAAATAATGCCGCTG